TGGTGAGAAATTTTGAATGATATTAATGAATTACGTAGGCTACAAAGTCTACCACTAGAGGATAAAATTACATTAACTAAATTGCGTATTCAAGAATGGTACGAACATTGGGGGGGGCAGTATTTGTATCATTCAGCGGTGGTAAAGATTCAACAGTATTATTAAAGTTAGTGCGAGAACTTTACCCAGATGTAAAAGCAGTATTTTGTGATACAGGTCTTGAATATCCAGAAATAAAGCAACATGTAAAGTCATTTGATAATGTAGAAATTATTAGGCCTAAAAAGACATTTAAACAGGTAGTAGAAGAATATGGTTGGGTGTTTCCATCTAAGGGAATTGCAGAAGATGTTTATTATGCTAAAAAAGGTAAACAATGGGCATTAAATCGTATGAACGGTCTAAATACAGATGGAACACCTTCTGTATATAATAGCAGGATTTGTACTAAATGGAAATTCTTAATTGATGCACCGTTTAAGATTAGTAAAAACTGTTGTTATGTTTTGAAGAAAGCGCCATTTCATAGTTATATAAATAAAAATCATCTATATCAGTATTTAGGTATGCTGGCAGATGAAGGTCAATTAAGAGAAAATCTATGGCTTAAAGAAGGTTGTAATGGATTTTCTGCTACAAAATATAAATCAAGTAGACCATTGATGTTTTGGACAGAACAAGATATACTACAGTACATTTATGAAAATAATGTAAAAATTCCTAGTGTATATGGAGAAGTAATTAAACAAGATAATAAATATAGCGTAACAGGTGTTACTCGTACAGGTTGTATATTTTGTCCTATTGGTTGTCACCTAGATAATAGATTTCAACAACTACATAAAACACACCCTAAGTTGTGGGAGTATGTTATGAATCAACTTCATTTAAAAGAATTTTTAGATTATGTAGGTGAGCAACGTGGTAAGAAAATCAGTTATTATTGATTGTGGTAGTGAATGTACAATCATACGAGTACCACATGAAGAAGCCGTAAAGATGATTCTGTATACACAGGACAAAGAATTAATAGATAAACTCAAAGTAGCTTCATCAAGAAGTAAAAAAGTGAGAGATTTAATTAGTGGTTTGGGTAGCGTATAAATATAATAAAACAGGTGTAAAAATATTGGGTGCATTTAAAGAAAAATCGACGTAGAGATTTGCGTAGAGAGTAATCAAACTTCATAGACACATATTGAATATACAAGATGCAAATTGGGGTGATTACAAATGACATTTTCAAGAAAGAAAGACATGATTAAGAAAGTAGGATATGTAAATCTAATTAATGCTTGGGATAGCCTATTTAATATTTATGATAGACAATTTATTGCAAGAAATAAACATGAAGCTATTGAAAAATTTTCAGGTTGGACAATATATCAAATTCTAAAACATATTAATCCAAAAGGATTTAATCTTGAAAAGCAATATATTTATATTAATCGTAAAGGACAAATTTCAAGTACAGTAAGTTCTAGGCGCATGATTAAAGAACGCATTGTAGACATGAATTATCTTATTGAAAACTGGGATAATGTAAAATCAGACTACAAGGAGCTGTATCATTTTGATAGTTCAGAAACAGAAAAACTCAATTAAATTTGATAATCTAACAGTACCAATTACTGTGCTAAATAAGCTAACAAAAGATACTAAATATAAAGTTATTGAAGGATATTCCATTGAATATATTGGTAATAGAGTATACTTAATGAATATTAGTACATACAATAGAATTAAATTGACAAAGAATCAGATGGAGGAAATTACTAGTGAATATTGTAGAGCGTAAAGTAGAATTAGTTAGTAAACAACCATACGAAGAAATGATTAAAGAAAATGAGCTTGCTATTCGTAATTGTTATAAATCAGAAGATAAAATTACAGATGATAGCGCAGAACGTATGGTACGCATGATGATTAAAAGTGGACATGAAGCTATGATTGAATTTGCAAGTGTGACATTTAATATTGTAGCCGATAGAAGCACTTTAGCACAACTATCTAGGCATAGATTATTGAGTTTAGCTGTGGAAAGTCAACGTTATTGTGTAGCAGGTAATATGGTATTAAAAACATCAAATGAACATAATAATCCAACAATAGAGGAATTATATGAAAATAAAGTAAATAGTAAGAATGGTTCGTGGAAAAGGATGCGTATTGAGCAATTAGATGAAAATACGGGTGAATTGGTATATAATAAAATAAGTGATATTGTATATAATGGTAAGATGCCAGTCTATAGACTAAAGACGTTGCTAGGATACGAACTAGTATGTACTAGCGACCATAAAATTTACACAATAGATGGTTATAAAAAACTGGGAGACTTGAATGTTGGAGATTGTATATATGTAAATGGAAATGATGTGGCATGTGATAAACTGTACTTAGATAAGGACTGGTTATATTATCAGTCTGTTACGCTGAATAAGTGTTATACAGATATAGCTAAAGAATTTGGATTTAATGTAAGCACAGTAAAGAAATGGGCTTATAGGTTTGATTTACCTCGTAAGGGAATGGGTAATCATAAAAAAATGATTCCTTGGAATAAGGGATTAGACAAATCTGATTATAGAATTAAGAATATGGTTGCTGCACTTAACGCATACCACTTTAATGGGAAAAATGATGTAAAGTTAAAGAAGTTAAATAATAATTCAAACTATAGAAAATTTATATCAAATAGGTGCAGCATCTGTGGTTCAACAGATAATTTAATTGTCCACCATATTGATAAAAATAGAGAGCACAATGATGTGTCAAATTTAATTACGTTATGTTCAAAATGTCACATGAGACTACACAGTAAAAATTTAAATATTTTATATAGTGATAAAATAGTGTCTATTGAATACGTTGGCATAAAAAATGTGTATGATATTGAAATGAATAGTAATTATCATAATTTTATTGCAAATGGAGTTGTTGTACATAATTGTAATTATTCAAAAGATAAATTTAACCATAGTGTTAATTTTATTATTCCATGTAATCTTAAAAATTATGATGAATGGAAAACATTCTGTAGTGAAGCAGAAGAAACGTATTTTGATATGATTGAAAATGGAGATAAAGCAGAAGTAGCGAGAAGTGTGCTGCCTAATTGTGTTGCAACATCAATTTATGTACGAATGAATATGAGAGAGCTACGTCATTTCCTAGAGCTAAGATTATCAAATCATGCACAAGCAGATATTCGTGATATTGCAAATCAAATGTATAATCTAGTGAGAGAGCACTATCCTGTATATGTAGAGGATTTAACGGTAGATGGTAAAACTTATTGAAAGTGCCGTAAATCCCAATGCCTTTAGGCATGGGGATATAAGGTGGATTTGCCGACTTTGGATAACTCTAGGACGAAAACGGAAAGTTATTTGACAAAAAGGAGTTAATTGTCATGGCGAAACTTCCTAATTTAAGACATTTGGGGTATCTTGCTTGGAAGGAGGTGGAAAAGATTCTAATAGAGCAGAAGCGAAAAATATGGGCGCCACATATGTCAGTTGACCTCTTCCTTCAAGTGTGGCCGGATACCTCTTGTGGGCTAAGTACAAATCCCGCTTATTTCGCGGGGCAGATGCTGACCGATGAATATACTTCTGTTTTTGAATTACGGTGGGTGTATTCAGATGTTCCAGAAGAAGCATGGCTTTATTGTGTGTTTTTTGGGGATGAGTTGGCATATTGTGTGAGGAATCCAAACGCGAAGTTTTTTGAGGACGTGAAGAACCGAAACATGGCGGCTGTTTCTGACAAAGCTAAATACTCCGATTAAGTATTTTGTTCTGTGTTTTTGCGGGAATGAAAAGCACAGTCACTACTTGTTGCGAGTGGCAGATATTTTATCTAAACCGCCGTAAATCCACTGTCTTTAGGCATGGGGAGTGTCAATGAAATAATCAAAGATAAACTATATATCAATGGGAATCCTGTTGATAATGTAGATATTCATATCAAAAATTGACGAGAGGGGGCTGTTTTAAGCCCCTTTTTGAGCGTTCTGGGCGTGTTTGAGAGCGGATAGGTATAAACTATTGCGTCTTGACAAATTCGCGCCCAGATGCTACAATAAAAGCCGAGGTGAAAACAATGGAAACTTGCGTATTCAAAGGAAAATGTCCACGTGAACGTAGAAAGGGCTGTGACATGGAATGTTCCATTCGACCTGAAATTGAATTTTTACTAAACAACAGTAATTTACCAGAAGGTTTTGTGGAAAAGACAGTACTATACCCTGAACACAATGATACAAAATCTTTTGTAACACTAGATAATATTAAACGTGATATTGTAAATTTTGTAAATGACGGTAGGTTTGTATATCTATGGTCTAATAATGTTGGTACAGGAAAAGCACAGCCAATGGATTCTCATGTATATACAAAAGATGGATATGTAGAAATGAAAGACATTAAAGTTGGCATGGAAGTATTTGGTGAAGATGGTAAACTTCACCAAGTGCTTGGTGTATATCCACAAGGTATGAAAGATACATGGACAGTATCAATGAATGATTTTACAAATTGTAGATGTTCTGGTGAACATTTGTGGACGTTATATGATACTGTACATGAAAAGTGGTTCACAAAAGAATTTCAAGAACTAGAACAAAAAGACTTCCATGATTATGAATTACCAAAAGTAACACCACTTGACTATGGAGAAACTTATGAATTAGATATTACACCATATTTTATGGGCATGATTCTTACTAAAGGGTATTTTGAACCAGATAAATTAACATTATATAATATTGATGATTATCTTGATGAAGTAAAAGATATTGTAGCGCAATATAATTGTAAACTAACGAAACATGGTAATATGTATCGTGTAGCTAGTAAAGACCCTGTCGTATGGTATAAAAAGAAAAATGTACTAATTCGTAAACTTAGAGAACTAGGGTTATTTCAACGCAGACGTAAAACTACACATATTCCAAAAGAATATCTAAGAAATACAGTAGAAGTGCGTAGAGAATTGCTAGATTCTATGATGGAACACGGATATATTTATACAGGTGGCGATGAAGAGTGTATTTTAGTACGTTCTGAAGATTTAGCAGAAGATACAAAACTACTTGCACAATCACTAGGATATTTAGCAGATATTCGTAAACATCGTACAGGATATATTATTAGTATTGATAAAAATGGCGTGCGGACATTAAATCAAAAAAGATATGTTGGTAAAAAAGAGTGTCAATGTATTTATATTGATAGCCCAACACATATTTATCTTACAGATAATCTTATCCCAACACATAATACAACATGGACGATTAAGATTCTAAAAACATACTTAGCTATGATGTGTATTGGTAATGGATTCAAACCTAGGGCGTGGTTTGAATATTCACCAACATTTACATTATTGACAAAAGAGTTTGATAATGAAAACAGACAAGAACACATCGATAATCTTAGAGAACGTGATTTAGTTATTATTGATGATATTGGTAGCGTAAATAGTAGTAACTATGATTTGACTATTCTTAGCTCAATTATTGATTACAGATATAGTCATAAAAAGGCAACACTATTTACATCAAATCTATCTGTAGAGCAATTAGCACAAAGTGTAGGCGCTAGACTTGCAGATAGAATTGCATCAGATATTGTTATTGAGTTAAAAGGTTCATCAAGACGTGAATATACTAGCGAATATATTCCAAAGGGGGATAAATAATGTCGATTGCAGAAGCGCAACTAATTAATAGATTATTAGATACAAAAGACTTCGATATTATTTCAGACTTTGGTATTCAAGACGAAGATTTTTCTGTATGTAAAGAACAATATGATTTTATTATTGGCTTTCATAAAAAATATAAATCAATCCCAGATAAAGAAACATTTGTAGCTAGGTTTCCAGATTTTGAGTTATTTAAAGTAGAAGAGCCTACACGAGCTATTGTAGATGAATTATTTGAGAATAGCTTATTCCGTCGTGGTGTAAAAATCTTTAACACGGCAAGTAAACTTTTTGAAGTAAATGCCGTTGATGGTGCAAATTATTTAATTTCACATATCAATGAATTACAGCCAAAATATACTATTAATAGTATTGACATGATGCACGATATGGGTGCATATAATGAATGGAAAGACAAAGTAGATAATCCTGAAAGCAATTATATTGAGATTCCATTCAAAGAATTAAATGATATTCTTCATGGATTTGAGAAAGGCTCGGAGCTTGCACTATTTCTAGCAAAAAGTTCTACAGGTAAATCACAGGTATTATCTATTTGTGCAGAACACGCAAGTAAATTAGGGCATAGAGTTGGCGTCATTTCTCCAGAAATGTCTCGTAACCAACTATTTATGCGTGTAGTAACATCAAGAACACATATCTCAAATAGCGCATTACAAAATGGTAATCCAGTAGCAGGATTTAAAGAGTTCATGGATAAAATGAATAGCTCTAATGAACACTTATTTATTAGTGATATTACAGATTTTGATAATCTAATTACGTTAAGTAAAGTACGAAATTTCATTAAGAGTAATGAACTTGATATTTTATTCATTGATGGTATTAAGTATATTCGCCCAGATTCAAAGTTAAAAGGCATGACAGAAACACAAATTCAAGGTGAAGTATGTACAGAACTACTTGGTATGTCAAATGAATTTAAAATTCCAGTAGTAGGTGTAGTACAAGCTAGACGTAGAGGTAATGGACAGTCAAAAGAAGAATCAGATATTATTGATTCTGAAAGCGTATTTGAATCGTACATGATTACACAAGTATGTACAAAGATGGTAGGATTACAAAAACGTGATGGTATTTTACAAATGAATATTAGTAAAAATCGTAATGGTGTTTCAGATGTAAAACCGCTACTATATCAAATTGATTTTGATACATTACGTTATAGCTATATTCCAAATCTTGAAGATATTAAAAATGATAAAGAAGCTAGTGAGATTGCAGAAGAAGCTAAAGATGACTTCATGGAGGTGTTTTAAAATTGAATATATTTGAGCACGAAGCTAAAGACTTTTGTCGCAAAAAACATATAAAATTTAAGACACCTGATGATTTTAAACCAATCGTAAATAGAAAAGTAGTTACAGTAACAGATACAGAATTAGAAGATACAGATATTTTACGATTGGTATTCAATACACTAAGTAATAATTATTCATCGTATAGGTTCTTTTTCAAGGATATTAATAATTATACATTAGCACATGTTATCGATATTCTTGTGGATTTAGGATTTACAACACAGTTTTCTGCATGTCAAAATGGTTGGGTTATTAAAATTGAATTAATCACATGAGATTTTAATATGATAGATATACAATGAGAATAAGGATGGTGATTTGTATGAGACATACACTAGATTTATTCAATGTATTTAGAGATATGACAACAGAACTCCTGCTCCGCAAGCCCACGGTTTTAACCATGGGTTAGGAGCAGCCAACAAATAAAGAAGTTTAGAAACAGATAAAGAGAAATACTATAATATATTCAAGGAGGTGGGCAATGTGAAGACGTATAAACTCAAGCTCTACAATTCCAAGAAAAATAAGAAGTTACAGCATCAGCTTTGGGTAGCTTGCAAGATATATAATCATTGCATTGCTCTCCATAAGCGATATTGGAAACTTTATCATAAGTCTCTGAATAAGTTCAAACTTCAAAAGCACCTTACCAAACTCAAGAGACTGGAGAAGTATGCTTATTGGACAGATTTGCCGTCTCATGCTATTCAAGACATAACAGATAGGATAGACAAAGGCTACAAATTGTTCTGGGGCAACCTGAAGCGGAAGAAGAAAACTGCTCCTCCTAAGTTTAGGGCTTGGAGAAAATATCGCTCCTTTTCCTATAATATGGTAGGCAAAGGCATTATCAAAGGTAACACCATAAAGATTGCTAAAAACAAGTACAAGTTCTTCAAGTCAAGAGAAATAGAAGGCAAGATTAAAGTGCTTACTGTCAAGAGAGATGCATGTGGAGACTTCTATGTTTATCTTGTTTGTGAAACACCAGAAGTTAATATCAAACCTAGACTGGGTAAAAGCATCGGATTTGATTTTGGCTTCAAAGGTAAAATGTTAATAGCTCCAAATAAGAAAGATGATATGATTGCTCCAAGTTTCTTCAAAGAGAAACAAAAGGCTATTGCAAAAGCTAATAGAAATCTCTCTACAAAAAGATTACGTTCAAATAACAGGCATAAAGCACAACTTGCTTTAGCAATGTTACATCGAAAAGTTACTAATCAGCGTAATGCTTATCATTGGAGATTAGCAAGAGGACTTTGTAAAAAATATGCTATTATTTGTTTTGAAGATTTGAATATGAAGCAGATGCAGAAAAAACATGGTAAAAAAGTAATGGATTATGGATTTAGTGAGTTCCTAAACATCTTGGAATATGTAGCACCACAATTTAACACAAAGATTGTTAAAATAGATAGATTTTATCCATCAAGTCAGTTGTGTAATAAATGTGGCTATCAAAATCCAGAAGTTAAAGGTTTATCTATTCGTGAATGGACTTGTCCTTCTTGTGGACATCATTGTGATAGAGATAGAAATGCCGCACAGAATATCTTAGACGAAGGTTTAAGAGTTCTATCAGCATAAATATATAAGTATGGGTGGGGCATCATCCATTGGAGGAGAAGACGTAAGACCATCGCGAGATGTGCGGTTTTTGTTGATACCAGAATCACACGAATTTATTCGTGGGAGTATGTCAAAACAAGAGAACGAGCAGAAGCATATTTTGATGTAGTTAAAGCATCTTGGGCATAATATTAAGCAAGTACATA